ATCCCGCGATGCTGGCCGGGCCGCGTCGAGCGGAACCAGTGCAGCATGTCCTGCGCCGGGATGCGCTTGTACTCGTTCACCCCGATCAGGTAGTTGCTGCCGGGATGCGTCTTGAGCAGATGAAACGCGATCACGTTACCGTGATCGTCAAGCTCGACGCCGTCCACAAGCGACCCGTCCGGAGACACGGTCTGCTGCCATTGGTACATGGGCGAGGCGACCTGATCAGCCTCAATAAGCCGGAGATCGAGCTGCACGCCGCGAGGGTCAAGTCGCGGATTCGTGAACAGCAGCGCGAACGCCTCGCCGTCGAGGAACTTGGCCTCGGTGGCGACGCGGAGCTTGTCTGCCAGGCGGACATGCCACGACCAGTCGTACCAAGCTCGTCCGATCGCACGGTCTGCCACCGGATTGCCGGTCGTGAGCAATACCCGCGGCCCAATGCCGATTAGGTCGTTGGACTTCGTGGTGCAGATTCCGTGGACGTAGGCGTTGTTGGCCCGCTCGTATCGGGCGCGGTTGCGAATGATTCGCCGCACTTCCGGCACAAGAGCGGCGTTGGCCGACAGCGAGTCAGCGTTCTTCCAGTGGCGGCTGTCGTCGCTCGTCTGCGCGGCGTCGAACCGAGCGCGGACGGCCTGCTTGGCGACCGTGACCTGACGCGGCGAACGGGCGGCCGGCTTGCGGCTGGCTCGCGCCTTCGGTGCGGTGCGCTTTGCCATGTCAGACGCTCCCCGGCGGCTTGAGCGTGTTGAATCGCAGCCCGCGGTGCGTGTTGCTCGCTCCGACGGCAGCCCGGCTGGCGAGGTACTTGTCCGCCTCGATCATGTCGGGGATCGATTGGGCGACGACCGTGCCCGCGTCCGTCTGGACGGACGCCGGCCCCTGGGCCACCGTGTCGATCTTGGTCGCAATCTCGTCGCTCATGCCTCCACAATCGCGGAGGCGGCAACGGATCGAGAGGGGGTGTGGCTACGTCTTGTAGCGCTTTGTAACGATCTTCCGCCGGCCGTCAGGGCCGGCGGGGATGCTGATCTTCTTGCGCTTGCGGAATCCGCCCTCGCTGGCGGCCGGCTCGAGGCCGGTGATCGACGCCGCCACGGCGCAGCCGACGAGACAATCCCACCAATGATTCTCGCGGGCGACCGACTTCCACTCGTCCACGCTCCGGCCGCGGGCCTCGACGCGGACCGGGAACTCTGCCACGAGGTGCTCGATTAACATCTCGTGATTGCCGGCGTGAAACATGATCGCCTCGGGATCGCCGAGGCCGAGCCGAAGCCGAGCCGACGTGAACGTCTTCCAAAAGTTCGTGTCGTACGTCGCCTCGATCTGGACGCCTTCCAGCGTCTTACCGACGAGCCAATTCAGGCCGCCGCGGTCGCCACGATTCTTCCGCGGCCCCATCGGCGTCCCGCTCGCACCGACACCCTTGCCGCGGCTCGGAAGGATCTGTGCCGCAAACGGTGTCGAGCGGCAAAAGTTCCGCACTACCGCCGTCGACTGCCCCCAGTTGGAATCCACGAGCACCTGCGATATCCGCATCGGGACGCCGTCTTCCCGCTGCCATTCGTGCGACAGCAGCAGCCGCGCCGTCTCGTCCAGGCCGGCACGTAGCGCCGCCTCAAACGATGCGCCGGGTGTCGCCAGCGCCAGCGTCTTCCGTGCCGATCCCGCTTCGTAGAACGACGAGCCCTGATCCGGGTGTGCCCCATATGCGACGACGTGCCCGCCGAACGATTCCGACCACGACGCCACCAGCCAGTACAGCAGCCGCTCCTGCACGTCCACGAATGCGGTCAGCTTCGTGTGACCGGCCGGCACGATCCCGCGGGCGATGTTGGTCGCTCGCAGTGGGAGCTGCCGCTTGTCGAGCTTGTCGGTCGTGATGTCGTCGGCAAGCGGCGAGTTCTGAAACTCGGCATTGAACGCGGCCTCGCCGCGGTCGATCCGCAGATTCCAAGCGTGCTGAATCGCCGACAGTTCGTCCGGGGACTTCCGCTCCGGCCATGCCACGCGGCTGCCAGCGTCCATCGCGGCCTGCCGTTGCCGGTAGTAGTCGTCGGCCGCGCCGGTGCCAGTGCCGTCCCGCTGGCCCTCGCGCCGCAGCTCGGCGTACTGGCTCCAGTCGTCTTCGGCGTCCGGCCACTCGTAGACCAACTTCGTCCGCTCGCCTTGCCACGACGGGTGCTTCTGCCGATCTAGGAGCCGGTCCGCCAGGTCGTCGGTGCGGATGACGGTGACGGTGCAGAGCCCGCTGATTCGCTTGCCGGGGCCGGCGAGGCCGAGGATCGCACCGGACAGCGTCCGCTCGCGGGTAGCACACTGCGACGGGCTGGCGGCCGACTCGTCGGTCTGCGGATCGTCGATCAGCACGAGGTCAGGCCGAATCGTCCGGCCGTCGGGGCGGGTGTGCCGAAGCCCGCGGATGCGGCCGGTGATGCCGGCCACGCGGACGGCAGCCCCGGAAGATGCCCCGCCGGGGACGGTGGCGAGCGTGATCTGGTCCGATCCCCATTCAATCTTGGTCGACTTTCCGTCGATCGTCTGCCCCCTCGCCCGCTTGTTGATCCCCTCGAGCGCTCGAATCGGGTAGGTAGCCTCCGGGAAGTCGTCGGCCAGGAGGTCGTTCTGCTCAAGGTGTGACTTGATCGAATCAAGCATCTGCTCGGCGATCGCCTGATCCGAGCCGACGATCGCAATGAACTGACGGTGCCCGTGAAGCAAAGCCCACATGGATGCCCATTCGCAGATGGTCGTCTTGCCGGAGCCGCGGGGCATTGCGAACGCGAACAGCTCGCCGCGGAGGACAGCGCCTTCGATCTTGGCGATCGCCGTCAAATGGTCCGGAGACCACGCCAGTGGGAACGACTCCGATGCGTACGTTTCGCAGAAGAGCCGGAAGTCGGAGCGGGTGCCGTCGCGCCGGCCGGCGTCGACAACTTCCGGCGGCGAGCCGATGTCGCGGCCGGCGGCTGAGACGCGGCGGGCTCGCCGTTCGTCTCTGGACTTGATGTCTTCGTACCGGGCTGCGTCACGCTTCGCCTGGGCGTCGTCCGGTCGTGGTTTCTTGTCGGACTTCACCGCCATTCAGTCACCGGATTCTTTGCGGGCCAAGAAAACTGAGAAATCTTGGCGGATCGCAGTGCCCCGTGCGACCCACATTACCGGGAAGGACCCGCTGCAATGTCAGCGGCCCTTACAAGCTCCCTAGCAAGCTGCAACAGTCTCGCTGTCTCAACGATCACGATAGAGCCCCTACGGTTCGGTCTGTGCCACACGAGCGGCACCTTGCCCGTCGGTGCGTCAGCTCGAGCCTGTTCGATCGCAGACCATAGCGTTAGCTTCTCCGTACGCTTCGCCTCAACGTGAATCGCCACGCCGTCAAGAACGACATCGGGTGAGTCTGGACCGCCCTGGTATTGCACCCCTCGCCGTGACGTAACACCAAGCAACTGGCCCAGCTCGGCGGCTGCCTCACGCTCGCCACGCTTGCCCTTCTGTCGGCTCATCCCGCCCATGCCATCTCCCTTTGTTCGACAGACACGTGACACGCTGCGCCTTCCATAATTCGCCTGGCTCGGCAGTATGCCGACAGCTCGGCGATCTCTTCTCGCGTCGGATCGCCCCATTGCGGAACGTCGTGAACGGGATCGCAGTGATTCTCTTCGTGTTTCAGCACGATCGGTGCGGCAGTGACGTTACCACGCCAGCCACCAGTCGGACGCGGCGGAAGGCCGAAGCGACGAGCCCAATGCTTCACCGTCGTGTCGCTGACACGGTATCGCAGACACAGCTCGTTAATTGTCACCGAGCGGTCAAGGTATGCGGCGCTGAACGTCTCGCGTGATGGCTTGCTCGTCATCCCTCCCCCCCCGGCCCCGGCGTCCGATTCCGCCAGTGCGTGATCGCGTCCCAGCAGGGATCGTCATCGCCTGCGTTCATCCATCGCCCCATCGAGTAATAACCGACGCAGTCTCCCCACTCACCTGCGATATCGACCCAATTCTCGTCTTTCGGCAACCTCTCGCCCACCGGCACCCACCGCCGCTCCTCGCGGAGCCGCTTGTTGTCTTCCTCCAAGATTTCGACCTTCTGGAGCAGTGTCGAAATCGAGCGCTTCTCCTCAACCAACTCGGCAAGCCGCGT